CTTCTTCCCCAAGTCCTTTATTAATAACTCTTCCCTGAACTGTTTCTCCAACCTGGAATACACCAGAACTCATTGTGATTTCAATCAATTTAGGAACGCAGTACTTTGTAACTTCCTTCCCATCAAAGAAAGCATAAATTTGAGTACTTGGTTTTAAGTTTGCTGCATAGAATTCAATGTTCCTAGATCTTACTGAAGAAATAACTTCCGTGCTAAGGACTTTATCACCAACAGAAAGTTCTTCAAAAGTTTCAGTAACTACGTATTGTGTACCAGTTCTTGATTTGACACCACTTTCAATTGTATCAGTTACATCCTGCTCAATTGGTTGAGTGGTAGTCTGTCTAACCCATGCAGCAGGTCCGCCTGATCCACCATTAATCCATCCACCTCGTCCAAATGTGCGACTACTAGTTGTAGTAGATTCTCTGGTGTCAGTTACAGTGGTTGTAGTACCAGACCAATTTGTTTCCCAAGAATTCCATACCTCAGCAGCGAATCCAGTTTCAGGATCGACACCATATTTTTCTTCGGCTTCAGACATGATCTGAGAATAATTGCCGATAGTATCAATTGTTTTTGCTTTTTGTCGAGTTTGATCAACCCAGTTATCAGAAGCAGGTGTTAAGACAATTGTTCCTTGCCAGAAACTAATTAAGAAAGGAGTTACACTTTCAGTTCTGGTTGCAAGAGTTTGTGATAACCATTCGACTTCAGAATAATCAAGACTGAGAATGTCATTTTGTTTTCTGACATTGGTTCCATCTATAGCAGAAGTTCTTTTGTCCGCAGTAGGATCTACATCAACAACAGGTCCTGTTTGTAAGGAGAACGAGTTCGTACTATGTTTTGGTCTAAGGATCTTGTTAGCCTGATCAATACTATTATTTCTACCAAGTCTCAAATCTTGAGTAGAGAATGATGTAAAGTTATCTACAAAGAATCCAGACTTAAATCTATTGAGACCATTTGCATCAGGTATAAATTGATTAGCAGTATTTGTTTCAAGTATAGAAAGAGTTGTATAATACTCTAAGTTTCTAATTCTATCTTCAAGTTTCTTGATATCCTTCATCTGATATCTCTTGTACTTCAAGAATCTAATAGATGCTTGTTGTACATTATGAAGATATGGAGGATATTCTATTGTAGCAAGTTCAATTGCATTAGCAGGAGATTCTGGTTGTGCTCTCTTTGGATCATCTGAAGGAGTTCCGAACTTCATTTGAAGTTTTCCATCCTTATGCAAATAAAGTCTATCAATTCTTCCTTGATAGTATGCATAATCTATAAAAATAGTTTCATTAGATGCAAGAATATTCGGAACAGAATTTCCTGTCGTATTAAAAGATCTTCCTAGGAATTCTAAAGGAGATCTAGATCCCTCAGATACTGTATAATTACTAACTCTTGGTCTTAAATCAATGAGGTCTGTATTCAATACTCCATTGATTGCTTTAACTTCAGTGGAGTAATCGAAGTCATTATATGACTCAACTGTAACAATATCTCCATCATCAGTAGCATCAAATGAAGCGGCCTTATAGTATACTTTAATTTTATTTTTCGGAGCATCAGAATCACTCTTTCTGGTTATAAATCCATGATTATAAATCGTTCCTCTTTGTCCAGATCCAAAAGTATAATTGGATGAAATATTAAATGAAGTTGTATCTAAATCACTTACTCCACCAGAAATAGAAGATTCTTGGAATACAACTGTTTCTCCTTCTACGAACTTAAAGTTGTTCTTGGGAAGATATCTAAGAGTAGTCGAGTCTTTGATTTCCGCAAATACTGCAACTGCACCACTTGTTTGTCCAACAATCAATTCTCCAATAACCATGTCGCCAGTTGAGGCACTAGGTCCATTCAACTGTGTCAGAGTCATTTCTGGAGCACCGAAGTTAGAGTTAGTTAAGTCGGCATCGGATGTTTCATATATTGCATGAATTTCAATAACATCTGGGACATTCAATGATATAACATTGTCCTGAACTCTAGTTCCGAATGGATAATTTCCATAAGTTAATCCATCATTTAAAGTAGTTGATCCAATTCCAGAAGCTGGACTGATGGATTTATCAACTACTATAGATTTTACTCTATCTTTAATTTTTTTCTTTGCTTTTATATTTGTCTTTCTAACAGTAGTGATGAGTTGAGCACCAGTATCATCTGATCCCAAACCTCTAATTTGCAGTTCTCTGAGACTTGCGGAGAATGCAAAATTATTTTGAGTCAGTGGTTCAGTTGTTCCATCTGATCTGATAAGAGAATATCTTTCATCAGAATATGATAAATATGTTTCTCCTTCTGGAAGAGCGACAGTAAGTAAACTAGTAGAACTTAATTGATTATTTGCAATATCTACTGTAAACGGTTTTCTGAGTATTAACTCGGCATCGGTAAGATCAACCGCAGCAATATTTTCATTTGGTAATTCTGTGTAGAAAGTTGTGTCGGATGAAGCATCTAATGCTGTGGTAACAACTTTAAAGTCAGAAACAGTAAGGTCTGCTGATGGAAGTTTTCCACTAGCTACACCAGTAACGGTTGTCACTCCAGCAATAGTTATTTCGGATGTAGTAACGCCTACAACTCTTGCTAAGATTGGATCATTAGATGAAGAAGTATCAGAATATTCAACTAAATTGTTCTCTTTTATCTTACCTGGGAACAGTGCATTTGCACTAGTAACAGTACTAACCCCTGCAGAGAAACCAGTAATAGAAGCAGATCCTACATTTAATGCTGGGGTTTGTACAATATTAGCAGTAAATGTATTAAGACCTACAATATTATTTCCACCCACCCCTTGTCCTATTCCAGTATCAGAATAAACAGATTTTACATCAGAAATTCCATGAGAGGTGATTGCAGTGGCAACTCGGTTTATTGTAGATACTTGTGTTGAAATTCCACTTCTAAAAATGAGAACTTCATCTTTGACAAATTTGCCTTTTTGATCATATACTGTTAAAGCAGTTCCAGCACTAACTGGACTTCTTAAGAATGCAGTTGCTCCGCTACTATTTCCCTCAACATATGCAGGAATTGCTAAATCAACAGAACTATTAACAGTAATTTCCGTAAAGGGTTGTATGTCATACAAAGACATACCCCATTCATTGTCTTGTGGGAGCGATGAATTATATGAACCAGACTCTAATCTAAAATCAAATACTCTAGCAAATCCAATTTCTTTTCCTGGCGCTACTTCAGAACTTAATCCAACTCTTTGGTCTCTTAAACTGACGATGTAAGTATTTCCTACTCCAATAGTTGGTGATCTATAAACACTGTTTAACTTAAGTGTTGGACCAGTACTATATGGAAAGAACTGATTTTCAATAGTTCTTGTTGCTCTTGGTTTGGGTACATCAATAAAAGAAGGACTTATCGTTTCAACTTCATAACCTTTGACATATGCTTTGCCTGGTGACACTCTACAAATTGCCAAATCTGGACTAGGAGTGGACCCAGCTGCGGTAAATTGACCTTCTTCATACAGTCCTTGATTTCCGCGATTGTTATTAAGAGAGTTCAGAATTGAAATATTAAATGGTTTGACAATGTAGTGTCCACTCTCATCGTAAGTTCTTCTTGCTAAGATATCTTCCAGATCATCATAGAAAACTGCACCACTACCTTTAGCACTGCCTCTCTTAGTAGGTGTTTGAAGAACACCATTAATTACAGTCGCTAATAAAATAAAATTATCATCATCAAAGTCATCAAGCGACTTTTTAAAAAGACTTGTAGAGATTTTAAGTCTGTCTGCACCTGGAGCGCCATAATTATTGAATCCTTGAGAATTATCATTCAAAGATTCATCAGTATTTGAATTTACTATCTCTTCAGAAATGAAGAGACCAATCCTGTAACTAGGAGTATTTGAGTATTGATCTAGAACTAAAGACTCTCTGTTTACATTTACAAAATTACCACGGATAAAGTAAACTCCATTTTCAATTTGGAATACTGATCCAGTGGCAGTTGAATTGGATGGTATAGTATTTGCAAATGGAGTTCCAGCAGAGATAGTAGAGTTGCCGAGTAGACCTGAAGATAAGACTTGATTACAGGTCAGAGATTCCCCATCAGTGAAAGTCTGAGTGGTATTATCGGTTTTAGACGAACCTTGATATGCAATATAAAGAGTTAAGTTTCCTCTCTCAGAATCTGCAGAGGGAAGAATACTATCAACAACAGCAGTAACTCCAGAAACCTGGCCAGTAATAGTTGTTCCAACTAATTGATCAGCATATGCTTCAACAGGGACTCCCTGAAAAGTGTTTGCTAGTTGCACACAGTAATATAACTGAGAATATCCAGTATTACCTGGAATTACTTTCGCTCCTTCTTTAAAGAAGTGTTGACCAAATTTCTCTATCTGATTCTGAAGAATCGACTGTAGAGATGTTAATTCTCTTGCCTGAACTGGGTATCCAGGTTTAAAAAGCACCTTGTGGTAATCGTTCGTCGCATCAAAATCGTCAAAATATGGTGCTACGTTTAGGTTCGTCTGCTGTGGCATAATTCTTTAGAACTGCAAGATAACTTTTATGTCTTCTTTTTGGTTTGACGATCTTGTAATCGAAGGTCTATTATCTACGTATATAATATTACCAGAATGCTGTCTTACCTCTGGGGATGCAACACCTGTAGTGAAATCCATTCCAAGATAATATGTACGATTATTTATCGTCGTTTTGTTATCGTTAAATGTACTATCAATACTTAAAGGTAACCCTGTAGATGGAGTAATTGCTAACGATCCAGTTCCAGTTGGACTTCCAGTGAAACTTTGCAATTCATATCCATATGTTGGATTAGTAACTCCAATTCCAGCAGTTGTAAATCCTGCTACTGTTCTATCTTGCCAAAGTTTTAAGACACCAGTATTTTGATCATAATTTACAACTCTACCAACTGCAGTAACACCAGATCCAACTGTTTGAGTGACGAATGCATCGGAAGTAAAGGTTGCTTCACTATATCCCACTCCAGTCAGTTTTAAAGCAACTACTGCACTCGCTTTATCTGCAGTTAAAACTGATCCTCCTGCTGGAGAGAGTGGATTTTCTACAATACCAATTCTTGCAAACTGATTACCTGTGACGAAATCTGGGTTTTCATTGTCACTTTCAATTCTGGAGTACATTAGAACACTATATGCACCCAATTCTCTATAGATATCGGCACCATGTCCACCCTGCGGAGTGATAATGACATCAAAAGTTGGTCTAGTTGTTCCAACTGGAATTCCAGCAGATTCAAAGTCAAGAGTTCCAAAAGTATATCCAGATCCTTGAGAAGATACAGAAACTTCGTTAATTTTAGAGTCTCCGTCAATAGTAACAGTGCATGTTGCTCCTGTACCATCGCCCTTAATAGGAACTCCAGTATATGTCTGATTTGCTGTTCCCAAATCAGCACCACGATTAGTTATCGTAACAATTTTAATAGAACCATCTACAGCATTTTCTCTAACTAAAGATGTATCATTACTAGTGCTCCAGTCTGTAGGAACTGGCATAAAATCTGTAGAATCAAACTTAGTAATGTCTGCGGGTTTGATAGTATAGAGATATTTCCAAATATATCCATCACCACTAGTTCCAGCTGCCTTTGGTTCTAGATCTGTGAAAGTCGGTTCGTCTAAAGATGGTCTGCCAAGAGTGTTTTCTGGATTTGTTCCATTTTGTAAGCAAATATAAACTCTATAATCACTATTGAGGACATAGAAGTTTGAATTATACAGATTAGTAGATCCTGAAATTGGAGCAGTATTTGATCTACTATAATCATGTCGGTACATATCATAGGTAGTACCCGAAGACCAGATTCTCTTGGGAATAACTTGTCTTACATCAGTAGAGTTAATCCTCTTCAGAGCGATCATTGTATTCCAATAATCATTCTCCTGATCAAAATTATCTTTTGGTGCAGGGGGATTCTCATTCCATGTAGAGGAATAGTCTGTCGGATTTGGAAGTCCGACAAAAGAATAATAGGAGTTACTAACATCAGCAACTCCTGCGACAAATTTTTTCGCGTTTAATATTCTTACCTGATCAGTTATAATGGCAGCCATTTTTGACGGACTTTTTTACTTATTTATTACGAAAAATCATGTGAATTTTTTGAACCTAATATATCTACTTCTATAGAGTTTTGAAGAAGTAGATATACCAGTCAATCCATTTGTTCCTATTCCAGACATAGTATGTGCTGGATATGAAATTTCTTTGGTTCTAGCCTCTAGGTTAACCTTACCCCAGGAGTATTCGCCAAGGAATGCTCCAGTTGTAAGTCCAGTAATTCCATCGGGTTCTATATTAGTGTTTACACTAACCTTAATTACATTGGTGCTAACTCCAGCAATAACTTGAGTTTCAAGTTCCATCTTATTGACAACATATACATTATCAAGGAACTCCGATCCAATTCCAACTACTGTAGCATTATCAGTTCCAAGAGCACTTATACTTGTTGATGCTGCTCCTAAGTTAGAGTTTCTTACGATAAAGTAGTCTCCTGTGGATATTCCACTTAAGGTAACTGCAGTTCCAACTAAATTAGCATCTCTCATCTCAGAGTCTAGAGGAATATGTAAGTGGAAAATCATTCCTGTTGAACCGACACCAATAGAAGTAGTTCCAAGTCCAACAATTATTCCAGAATCTCCAGAGTATCCAGTGTTTTGTATGACATCGCACAGTTCTGTTTGCTCTGCAGGAGGTCCAATCAAGACTAGAGGTGGATTTGTAGTTGTATATCCACTTCCAGGATTAGTAATAGTAACTCCAGTGACAACTCCATTGGCAATTGTTGCCTCTGCAGTTGCTGTTATGGATGTAGAACCTATACCAACACCAACACTTACATCTGGCGTTGTTGAATATCCAACTCCACCATTATTAATTACGATTGAAGTAATAGTTCCAGCAGAAGAAACTACAGCAGTCGCAGCTGCCCCAGTAACAACTACTGGATTTACTAATTTTACTTCTTTTTGAATCGTGTTTCTAAATGTAGCTTGTGCATTTTCATTATTAAGGTCAAACAGTGGTCTTAATCTATCAACATAGATCACAGTAGAACCAATACCAACAGAACTAATAATATTTGCTACTGGATTAATGACGGGTTCATAAATTTCCCTATCCTTTCCAACTTCCTGACCATTAATAATCTTATCTTGAGTTTGTCTACACCAAGTAACTGGTCTTTCAAAAGTAGTATCAGTAGTATTTCCTGGTCCAAAATATGGAAGAGTTTCGCACTTATCAACATTTGTGATAGAACTGATTGTTCTAGCATTTTCTTGTTGATAGGGTTTTTGTCCTAAATCTGGATTATAGTTTAAAGTAACCTCATCTCCATATTTGATAGTTTCAATAACTTCTCTATCAATAACATCCAATTCGTCTCCACTTCCCTTATAGAAACAAATATTGAGAGTATCTCCAAGTTTCAATGGTTCTGTAAAGGTTATTTGAGAACCACCATTAAACAGATATGAGTCTCCTGGTTTTTGAAGTATTTCATTTACAAATACTAAAAGTAATTGATCAAGTTCAATCTTAGATCCTTTTGACTTATTAATAGATACTGGGACTCCTGCCTTGACCAAGGGGAAGTCAATTCTAGTGCCATCAATAAAGTTGGTAACATCATCAAATGTATCGATAACACCCAAAGACCACCCAGTAAATTCATCGTTAATTACTTTTTCAACTTGAATTTCAAAAATATCCGTAGATACAAAAGAAGATGTAGTAGGAATTCCAGTAGTTCCACCAAC